TCGCGTCCTGATTCACCGGGCGCTGCGTCCCGCCGAACTTCACGAAGTTGCGATCCGGGTGGTAGCGATACCGGAGGCCATCTTCGCCAAGGCGGAGGAAGTAAGCCGTGCCTGCGGGCATGGCCGAACCGATACCGCCTTCAAGCACTACGTCCAGTTCGTAACCCGCACCCCCGAACGCGAGGGCCGGGAATCCAAGCTGGGCCACGCCGCCTTCTTTGGAGACGCGCTGAAGTGCCACCAACTGCGCCTGGAACTTGCGGAAGATGGTCGAATCGCAGGCGATCACATTCGGGCCACGATTGCCACGCGTGTGATTGATCAGAACCTGCGTGAAGGCATCATGCACGTTCGGGTTTGCGCCAGTGCCAACAAGCACGCCATTAACCAAGCCGGTCGCGGTATAGGTGCCAGTGCGCCAAGACGGAGCCGCAGCGCGATCAATGCCACCATAGGTGCCAGTATTCGCAACAGTCGGGACGGCAAGCTGAAGTCCGCCAATCTGACGACCGCCATCGGCAGCGCCATCCGAATGGAGGTCTTCAACAAAGCGATCCTTCAGTTCGTTTTCGGCAGCGGTGATATGCTCTTCCATGATGTCCATGATCTGAGCAGGGCCGCTGTTCCTCAGGATGTCCTCACCCGAGAGCGCAACCGAAACCGCCGCAAGCTTCGCGGTGTATTCCGCGTCGTTGAACAGTTCGGCAGGGCGCGGGTTAAGGAATTCAAAGCCGCCATAGCGAACATACGTGCCGCTTTCGGCATACAGAAGGCGTTCACGGATCGTGGGACCGCTGAACTTCTTCATGCCGCCATTTTTCTTCATGACGGCGAGAATGACGTTGGAATTCGACACAAGGTCAGCGTAGCCTTGCGAACGATCTTCCAGCGCCAGAGAGAAAGCTTCAGTGAGCTTTTCATTTAAGCCCGAGACGATTGGCATTTTTCAGGTTCCTTTTGAAAGCATCAGTTGATGCCGACAGCAGCCATGGCGCGTTTAACGGCCTCGGATGCGGAACCGGCTGGTTTCCTCGTTGAAGGGTCTGAGCCTGCGGGACTGCCGGTGATTTGGAGCGTCGGTTTCGGGGTTTGAGCCCGAGGCGGCGCGGGTTGTGCTGCGGGAGCAGCGAGAGCGGGATGTTGCACGACAGGCGCAGGCGGTTGAAGCTTGCTTGCCTTGTCGTAAGCATCCGGCAAATCCTTCGCGAAGCCCGTGCTGATCATTTCAGCCATGAGCGGCGAAAGTTCTTCAAAGCGATCATGACTGGCTGCAAAGGCGTCAACCTGAGCCTGAACTTCACGCTGCTGGAACGACTGCGAAACGCCGCTGATCTGGCGTTCCAGTTCCGAAATTTTGTTCAGCAAGGGCGCAACATCGGGAGACATGCCTCCCTGCGTGGGAGACTGACCGGAAAGCGCCTGCCCAACCTGAGACACATCAAGCCCAAGCCGTTGGCAGAGGAGCGAAAAACCCGCAATCGGGTTATCCCGTAGCGCGTTTTCCATATTGACATATTCAGCAATGACGCTCGGCAATTCCTTGCCAGATTGCCGCGCCATTTCATCCCATTGCTTGATGGGCTCCCAACGCTGCTGATATTCAGTCAGCCCCTTTGTCATTTCAGCGAAGGCGCGCTCGGTTTCCTTGCGAATGGCCTCGGGAGCCGTTGCCCACGCTTCTTTAGCCTCTTTCGAGAACCGATCAGGCGGGGGGGATAAAGCGGGCGCTTCATTGGGCGTTTGCTTGGCCAGCGGAGGCGCTACAGCGGCCTTGTCCGGTGTTGCCGTGGCATCCTTGCCTTTTTCCATAAAACGTTGCGTGGCGGGGTCGCGTGGCTGAGACGCATCAACCTTCGCCATAGCCCGCTCAAGGGCTTCGCGCGTGGAACTTGACGGAGGCGCAGGCTTTTCCTCAACCTCGATTGCGGGGGCTTCATTTACGACAGCCGTTTCCGCTCCTGCGTCTGAGGCAGAAGAGAGCATTTCGTCAGACATGGTTCCTCGGTTTAGGTTGTCGGCAATCCGACGCGATTAAACGCCTTGCCGATTGAATCCCGGACGGCCTTCCGATCCGGTTTGACGCGAGAGCCCAGGACAGGCTCTTCGTTCCCTACTTCCACGTATCCGCGCGCCTTGTAGGACTGGCGCAGAGCGGCCTTGGAAGTGTAGACTTTGCCATCCACCATCGATTGCAGTTCAATCGTGTCAGTAGCGATGTGAGGGCATGCCAGATGCGACCGCTTGCGGGCCGGCTGACGTGCGTAAAACTCTTCTTTCGGAACAAGCTCGCCGCTCATCCGGTCAAAAACCCAAGTGCCGCGCGTCATGCCACCAACAGAAGCATCATGACTTCGTCCTCCTCCTCGTCGGCCTCACGGGCGCGGCGCTCCGCTTCCATGGCAGTGTAAGCAGCCGCCGCCTTGCGCAGGTCAGCGAGGGCAACCCCGATGCCATCCCAATCGATCTTGATATGCCCGGCAGATGATTTGGCCGTGACCGGCGCGGCAATTTCGACAACGGTTGCCGCTTCCGGCGTTTCGTCGTCTGCAAAGGCCCGCTCAATGATCCTGCGTAGTTTGCGCCGCTCTTCGGCGTCGATATCCGAACGCGAGCGCCGCTTTGGGTGCGGCTCCCAAAAGTGCCCACGAATAACATTGCTCTCAGGCGGAGCGTCGCCAAGAAGGACACCGCTCGGGCTGAACGTTAGCGTAGCCTGCCCTTCTATTTCGGCCCCACCGCCCGATAGCGCGGCGTCTGGCAAAAATATCAGCGTTGTCGCGCCCGAAATTTCTGCCGATGTGATGACCGTGCCGGTCGTGGCAAATGTCAGCGATGTAACGCCGCTCAAATCCGCCCCGACGCCGCCAGACCCGATAAGGTCCCCCGACGTGGTAAACGTCAGTGCGGAGTCTGCCTGAATTAATCCATCACCAAGCGCAGCGCCGGCAGTCGAGAAGGTTAGCGTTGTCGCGCCTTCGATGTTAGCGCCTGCACCGCCAGACCCGGTGAGGTCTGCGGTCGTGGCGAAGGTTAGTGACGATGCGCCGGCAAGCGCGGCTTGGGTTGTGACGTTGGCCGTTGTCGTGAACGTGACCGATGTGACGCCTGCGATAGCGCCAGCACCACCAACGGCTTGTTTCGCCAGAACGCCAGTAGTCAACCAAAGCGTCAGCATTAGACCGTCCTAGACAAGATCACCTTGACTTGACCAGCAGCAACGGCGGTCGTGTCGTTATCCGCTACACCGCCCGTAATGCGGATGCCGAGCCCAAGGGCAAAACGGAAGCCGCTAAAACCAATGGGAAGCGTGCAAACGCCCGGCACGCCCGAAACAGCAGCCGGGACCGGAAGGATCATGGCCGGGATATCGGTCGAGACAGGAGCCGTGGCCTTGTTATAGAGCTTCACGAATGCAACAGTTGCGCCCGTGTTCGTGGCGTAGAATGCCTGAAGGCCGCTTGTGCCGGTCAAGATCAAGGCTTCGTTGGTGGTCGCTGCCGAATTGAGAATGTAGGGAGTAGCCGGCACTACTGGGTTCACTGTGCCCGCTGTAACCGTGGCAGTAACCGTGCCGGAGACAGTCACGGATCCAGTGACGCCAACCGTGCCGCCAACGCCCCAAAACGGGAAAGCCTTTGCGCCGTCAGTGTTACCGGCATGTCTCGGTGAAACATCAAAACGCGTGGCGTCCAATACATTGATGAGATGGAAGCGCCAATCCGTTGACGAAGCCGGGGCAGTGCCGAGGTTTTCGACAATAATAACGAGTTTGTAAACAAAGGTCGGGTTCGGCAACACGCGATCAAAGCTGAATTGACCACCCGTGTTGGTGGCGACGTTCTGCCCATAGGCTCGGGTGTTGATTCTATCCCGCTCCAATGTCAACCCGTAGGTGGTGGCAGAAAGCCAGTTCGGACCAGTGCCCGTCGCAACGGTGGTAAAACCTGCGCCGAAAGCATTCGCAAAGGTATCGATAGCCGATCCCGCTGAGCGAACGCGAAGTTGTGCCGTGGTCGCAACCGTGCCATCGTGTTGATGAACCGCCGCATTGCGCGCGTCCAATACGTCCGGAGCCGTGCTGTAGGTCGTGCTTGTGACGATTGCGCCGGTCGTCGGGTTAACCTGCACAAAGCCGATGATCATGCGGTTATTCGCAATGCGCTGGCTGGCCGTGATCTGGTATCGTAAATCAACCGGCATCGAAAACGTCGCGCGAGACAAGATGATTGTCTTCTGGTTGATCGTCGTGCCACTGGCGATGTTGAGATAAGGAGCCGAGCCCGCAGCCGCGCCGCCCAGTGGGCCGGAAATCGTCATGCCCGTGCCGGTTTGCACAACCTCCCATGAGTTCGTCGTGTCGAAGTCGTGGAAGTTGTCAAAAAACCTTTCTCGCGCCGTGCCCGTCAGCACTGCGCCCGAAGGCGTCATGCCCCCAGGAACATACACCGGCAACGGGTTGGCACCGCTCACGTCGCCATCGTTGACGCCATCCGCGCCAATCGTCACTTTCGTGCGCGGGTAGTTCACGCCGCCGATGTCATCGGTAGCGAATACGTCCGTGCCGGTGCCCGTGTTGGCTAGTGCCGTGATATTATCAGCCATCAGTCAACGTCCACTTTGAGCTCACCGATGGGGAACGTTTGCGTGGCGTTGGAGCTTGTCGTGATTGAAATCGAAGCGGTCAACGCGCCCTTGAACAGCAAGTTGCCAGCGCCAGAAGCCGCCGTCCCGACGCCGAAATGCGTAATCGTGGCAGAACCGGCAGTGCAAGGCCCGAATGCAACAGCCGCCGCGTTCGATACGTTGTTGCCGGATACTGTCCAGCCGGACGCAGATCGAACGACGGCCTGTCTGGCGTAGCCAGTGTAAGAAACCTCGCTGGTATTTTGCGCGCCTGCCTCGCCGGGGTCAGCCGTATGCAATGACACATGAAGCGAGCCCGCCGTAGCAGATGCGGGCAAGCCCGTTGCGTCGCCAATGTTGGCGATGGCAGCATTCTGAAAAATATGCTGAAGCAGGCTGGTTTCAAATGCGTTTGTTGCGCTCATCAGATAGCCTCATCTGTAATTTCGTATTGCTGGCCCTTCGATCCCATCACCGTCTTCCGGCGAGGCCCGCCAAGCCTTTCAACGGCAGCCGTCAAGGCCTGCACAGCCTGAGCCATGGCTTGCGACTGGTCTGCCATTACCTGGGCCTGATCTGTCGCCATCTGCGACAGCGCATCAGCGGCCTTCTGCATCACGCCTTCACCATCCAAGCTGTTTTGCGTCATGGTCCTGGCGTGCGCCTCGCGATCCGCCTCACCCTGTTCACGCTTGAAGTCCATTTCCGCTTGATGGCGCTGGCCCTCAATCTCGGTCTTGGTTTTCGCTTCCATTTGGCGAGCGGCCATATCCTCGCGCTTCAAGATGACTTCCTGAGCGTGCTTTTCTTGGTCAAACTGCATTTGCTGGGCGTGGCGCTGCTTTTCAAATGCAAGCTTTTGTTCGCTTTCAGCGCGCTTCAATTCAATCTCGGCCTTTTTAAGCTCAACTGCCGGGTCAGGCGGCGGCTCTTGCGGCTGCGCGGCCTGCTCAGACATCGCCTCGATTTGCTCGCCAAGCTCATCAAGCGAGGCTTCAAGCGGCCTGCCAGCACGGAAACCACCCGCCGCGAATTTCATCACCTCAACCACGAATTTGCCAAGCATCGGGGCCTGCATCACAAGCGGAGCCGCCTGCTGGAACAAGCCGCCCACGCTGGTCACAAACTCAATGCGGCGCTGCTTCTCTGCGTCTTCATCGGGCTGGATCGTGCTATCGGTCTCGATCTCAATCACAAAGCCGCGAGCACGATCATTGCGAAGGAAGGCCACCACCTCCTCGAACGATGGCCGCTTCAGAATGCTGGCAACCTCTTTCGGGAGGGGCTGCTGCATCTGCTGAGCCTGAGCCGCGAGCATTTCCGCTTGCTGCTTCTGTTGAGCATTGGGCAGCGTCACCTGGGCCATTTCAAGCAGGGTTTCCGGCTCAAAATGCTCGGCAATGATCTCGCCTGTAATGCGAGTCATATCCCGCGCAAGACGCGCAATTTCCGCCTGTCGTTCGCGAATGCGCATGGAGCCCCATTGGCTCTTCAACTGCTGCGCGCCCATTGTTTCATTCGGGTCGCTTTGCCCGCGAACAATGTCGCTGATGCCCGTGATCTGATACACGTCCTCGATCACGACGCGGCGAAGGGCAACCAACTCGCGAACGAGCGCCACCGCTTCTGCAATCGGCACCCAAACGATGCTGTCCTTGAATGAGCTGCCACCCAAGGCCGCGAAGCTGCTGATGGGGACAAGAAGCGCCCGATCGTCCTGCGACTTCATGGCGACTTCAATCGCCGTCGCAACATCACCCGTGCCAGCCGCATAGAAGCCACGAAGCTTCAGGCTTTCCGATACCGCCGCGATGCGCGCTGTGTATTCGTTGATTTCCTCGATCTGATCTTTGTATTGTTTGATCTCGGGGACCGGGACAAGCGATTTAGGCTCAAGCGTGGCAAGGGCCGGCTTGGGGCATGGCCAGAAGCCCACAAGGTCAAACATCGGGTCTTGCTCATCAAGGATTTGTTCAAAATCCTCGGCAACCCAATAGACCTTGCGAGAGGTCTTGCACCAAATCTCCCAAACTGGCGCGCAATCGTCTTTCTTTTCAATCGCGCTGTTTTCATCCTGCTTTTTCAGCGCGACTTTCTTAAACGCATCACCAAACCGCTGGACGCCCGATTCTCGATTCAGCCACGCGCGACGGGCAACCCATGTCACCTCACGCCATACCGGCTTCAGTTCGTGGGCGAAGTCCTTATGCCCAACAAAATCATATTCAATCGCGTTGCCATTGACCATGCGGACCCATGCGGTCCCCCGGCCATAGCGGAGATATTCGTCGCGCACCTGTCGCAAAAGGTCGTCAATATCAGCCTGCTCGAATGTCGTGACAAGCGTGCGCTCCAAAGCCTCGGAAGCCTCGCGCGCAATCGGGTTGCTGTCCTTGAAGCGAGGAGCAACCACCGGAGCCGGGGGCCGCGCATAGGTAGCAGGCCGCAAGACCTCGAGATTCGCCCAGAAGATCGCATATTCACGCTCTGTCGTGTCAGCGCGATCCTTGCGGGAATAGTGCTTATCGACGTTCTCGCAAGCCTTATACCACTTTTCAAAGCGGCTCTTGTAAGCGGTCAGTCGATCCAGCCATACAGACGCGCTTTTGGCCGCGCCCGGAGCAGCCTCCGTCGCGTTGCTGTATTCGGTCATATTTTGATCCTTACGACTCGCTTGGCAATAGCGCCAGCGCCTCGCGGCACACGGCAGGGATATCACTCTGCCCGAAAGCCGTGATTGACACGGCGTAAACATATCCATTCCGGGGCGAGCGGATCAAATGGACAACGCCGTCCGTGCTCCCCCGCACAATGCGCACGCCATCGGGGAGCATGCCCAAATGGGCGATGATGCTTTCGGTTGCGTTCATATCTTGATCCTTACGCCTCGCGGTGCTTCAGGCGGGCCTTGCAGAATAACCGAGCCCAAGGGCTGGGGCTTCTTGACGGGCTTTGGCGGGGCAACCATGTCGCGATACGCAATCGCCATATAGCGAGCGGCGTCGGCGCTGTGGCTTGTCCAATCGTGCCGGGGCGTGTTCTTGAACGCCTTGGTCTTTTCGTCAAAGTCCGTGCGGTATTGGCGAAGCGCCTCCAGCCCGTGCTTGGTAGCTTCAGCATCAAACCGAATACGCGGGAACATCACGCGAAGTGCGTTAATCCCGTCTTCAACCGTGTGAGCAGGCACAAGCTGAGGCTTTCGACCAAGGCTGATCAACGTCTCAACGCGAGTGCGCCCGGTTCCAAGCTCTCGCGCCTTTGCATCGTGCGGAACGAAGTCCAGCCCGTAGCGATAGCCAAGGGCGGACAGTTCGCCCACATAATGCGGCAGAGCCTTGCCGTGGTCCTCGATATGTCCAATGACGCGAAGCCCATCAGGAGCCGCCTGCCATAGCCAGATGGCCGTGCTGTCCCCGATGCCCAAGTCCCATGCCGTATGCACAGGCAAAAGGGGATCAAGCGGGAACATGCCAACGCGCCCTTCGCGCTCGGCGCGGGCGATGTCTGAGCCGTAGTAGGCTCCGAGAATCGCAGCATCGAAAGAACATTCGAACTCCTGGGCATATTGCTCAGGCGTCATGTCCTTGGCCGCGTCATCCAACTCGGTCTGCTTGACCAAGCCGCTTTCAGAAGCCTTCAACATCATGGCGAACCACGATGGATCGTCTTGCGCTAGTTCCCAAATGCGGAAGAATTCATTCCGCCCTTTTGGCGTGCCGATGAAGACCGCCCATCCCTCACGGTCTGCCAAGGCAGGGCGAATAACCTCTGTCCATGCAGCAGGCGGCATGTCGGCATACTCATCCAGAACAACGCCGTCCAGATACACGCCGCGCATGCGGTCGTAATTGTCAGCGCCATAAAGCCGGATGCGCGCGCCGTTGGGCAAATCCACCCGAAGCTCCGCCTCGTTGAACTTCACGCCATCAATCGGCGCTGTGAAGCGCTTGAGATAGCCCCAGGCTACGTCCTTGGCTTGCACATAGAACGGCGCGACATAAGCAAAGCGCGGGTCTGGATTCTGGCAACGGAGAGCCGCATCAATCAAGTCAGCGACACAAGCCACTGTCTTGCCTGCGCGGCGATGGGCTACCAGGCAGGCCCAACGCTCTTTGCGCATATGGAAGGAGACAAAAGGCTTTCGAGCCTCATAGCCTAAGCTAATCGCTGGCACGGGGAACGCCCGTTACAATCTGGATGGATACCGCGCCACCACCCTCGCCTGACATTTGAACAGCGCTCAAGTCTGGAATTGCCTTTTTGAGCAACACCTCGATTGACCGCACCTGAGCAGGGGTTAACTCAACTTTCCCAAACGCATGATCATGCAGGCGGTTAAGAAGCTGACTAGCTTGGATTTTGGCCCTCACTTCGTCAGGGTGCCAAAGCTGTTTCCTAGCTGCCATTCCTCATTCGCGACCGGTCTGAGCGGTCGCGCCTCACGTTTCTCTGTCCTGCTTTTCTTTTTCGCAATAGCGCCTGAAATGCGAAACGACATCCTCGTCTTCAAGAAGGTCGTCCCACAGCGCCATGTAGCGGGTATAGCTATCCGAAGCGGGCGCTGGCCTTGAGTCTAGCCAGTCCTGCTTGTCCTCGAACTCTTCGCGGGAAGACCAAAAGCGCTTCCACTCTTCCGGCGTGCCGCACTCGCGCTCATCTTGCTTAGCCACCTTTATTGCGGCCATGAGATCACCCCTTAGGTTCCAAAAACGATTTTCCGGTAATCATCATTGACCCTGACGAGGAATGAATTGGTTCGTCCGATGGACACAAATTCCGCAATCGCGTCTCGCCAGACATCGAATAGGGTTTCGCCGTCAATCGGACGGTTTATGCGCCAATCGAAATCATGCCGCGAGAGGGGGGAACCTTCTTCAATGTCTCGGATGACAACGCATAAAACCGTGCCGTCTTTTATCGACCTGATTTCATCGCCAGTTTTTAATATGGCCATGAGATCACCTCTCGTTAAAATGAAAACGCGTCGATGCCTGCCTACAGGCTTGGCGGCTGGCAGGATATTGCTTGCGCATTGCCCCTTGCCGACACGCGGAAAGAAGCCCCGGAAGCCTCTCTAGCGTCTGCCACCAACTTGGAGCCCG